GGCCGTGAGAAACGGGACCACATCGTGGCCGACTTGAGCGCGCATCCGCCCGTGTTGGTGTGTCCCGGATCGACGTATACGCCGGATCGTGACGCGCGGGGGCTGTGTGGCTGACACGCGGCGTGCCGGCGCGCGCGACGACTCCGCGTTCATGGCGGAGGCGCGCGAGCGCTGGCAAGAGTGCGCCGATGCCGAGGATGCGCAACGCCGGCGGATTCTCGCCGCGAAGCACTTCCGCGCGGGCGACCAGTGGCCCGCCGAGATCAAGACGCAGCGCAGCGGCGGCGCCGTGCAAGGGCAGGCCGCGCAACCCGCGAAACCGTGTCTCGTGGTCGATCGCTTGTCGCAACCGTGCCGGCAGGTGTCCAACACGATCAAGAATGCCGATTTCGGGTTCAACGTGATGCCCGTGGGTCACGGGGCAGACGACGACACGGCGGAGATTATCAAGGGGCTGCTCCGGCGCATCCATCATCAGTCGCGCGGAGAGAGCCCGGTCGAATGGGCGGCGGACCAAGCGATTGAAGGCGGGCTCGGCTGGTTCCGGCTGCTCGTGGACTACGTGTATGAGTCGTGGCCGGGGAGCCCCGACGATCCCGAAGCCTACGATCAAGAGCTGCGCATGGCGCGCGTGGCGAACAACCTGTCCGTCTACTGCGATCCGCACGCGATCCTCCCCACGCGGAGCGATGCGCGGTTCATGTTCCTCACCGAAGACCTGTCGCGATCGACGTTTCTCGAAGATTACGAGGGCGAGCCGCGGTCCCTCGACGAGTTCATGGCGACGGGTGATATGAAGGGGTGGGTGGACGAGAAAACCGTCCGCATCGCGGAATACTGGACGGTCACGTTCGCGACGACGCGCATCACGCAGCCGGCGACGACGGACGGCCAGACGCCGTTCACGCGGATCGTGCGCACGCCGACGGTGCAGTGTTGGAAAATCAACGCACTGGGGAAGCTGCGGCGCAAGGGGCAGACCGAGGACGAGGCGTATACGTGGCTGGGGCCACGCATCCCGGTCGTGCCCGTGTTCGGCGAAGAGTTGAACGTGGATGGCGCCGTCGTGCTGCGCGGCATCATCGAGCCCGGCATGGACGGGCAGCGGATGGTGAACTACACCTACAGCGCGGCGATGGAAACCTACGCGCTGGGGAGTAAGGCGCCCTACATCGCGCCCGCGGCGGCGATCGCGAACTACAAAGCGATGTGGGGGTCGGCGAACACCACGAACTGGTCCTATCTCCCGTATGATGAATGGGACGAGACGGGCCGGCAGTTGTCGCGGCCGGCGCGGGACACGGCGGAGGCGCCGATTCAGGCCGCCGTGGAGTTGATGCGCGTCAGCGAAGATGCGATCAAGGCAAGCACGAGCACGGGCGACGCGTCATTGGGGAACACGAACCCGAACGAGCGCAGCGGCCGCGCGCTGCAGGCGCTCCAGGCACAGAGCGATCTCGCGAACAGTAACTATCCCGACAACGTGCGCCGCGCGATCATCTACGCGGCGGAACAGATGCTGCTGATTCTGCCGAAGATTACGCGGCCGGGGCAGATCTTGCACACGCTGGGGCTGGACGACGAACCCGAACAGGTCATGATCGGGAAGCAGTTCGTGCGCGACTCGGCGGGGTTGCCTGTCGCGGTGGGCGATCCGCGTGCGCCATTGGATCAGGCGACGTTGCAACAGGGCGTGGCGCAGTTCTACGATCTGACGAAAGGCCGCTACGCGGTCACGGTGTCGGTGGGGAAGGCGACGGCCACGCGCCGCGAAGAGGGCGCCGCCGCGCTGAACGAGTTGATTCCCCACTTGCCGCCGGAGATGGCCGCCGTCGCGGCGCCCGAGTTCGTGGAGCAGTTGTCGTTCCCAGGCGCGCACAAGATCGCGGAAAAGATGCGCAAGACGCTGCCGCCGAATCTGCAGGACCAGCAGCAGGACGGGCAGGCACCCGACCCGGCGGCGCTGCAGGCACAGATCCAGGCGATGCAGCAGCAACTACAGCAGGCGCACCAGGCCATCCAGACGGATCAGGCCAAACAGCAGGCGACGATCCAGAAAGCGCATGTCGATGCCGAGGCCTCGCAGCAACAGACCGCGATGCAGACCCAGGCCGATCTGGAACTCCAGCGCATCAAGAGTGACCAGGCGTTGGAAGAATTGCGGATGAAGCTGGAGGCCGAGACGGCGCTGGCGCTGCAGAAGGCGGAACTCGAGCGGGAGACCCAACTGCAGGTGCAGCAGATGAAAGATGCGAACGCGCTGGAGATTGCGCGGGTGTCCGCGGAAGCCAAGGCGCTGGCGATCAAGCGGGTGTCACTGCAACGGGACGCGCAGGGCGCCACGACCGGCGCGGAGATTACGGAAGGATAGGGCGTGGCGATCACCGCCGGCATTTGTGATTCGTTCAAACTGGAATGTCTGCCCACCGCGGCCGGGATCCATTTCTCGGGGGATACCTACAAGATTGCGCTCTACACGTCGGCCGCCACGCTGTCGCCGTCGACCACGGTCTACAGTGCGACCAATGAAGTGGCCGGGACGGGGTATGCGGCGGGCGGGCAGGCGTTGTCGGGCTTACAGACGGCCCTGGACGGATCCACGGCGATGCTGGTCTGGACGACGGATCCGGTGTGGGCCGCGAGCACGATCACGGCCCGCGGGGCGCTGATCTATAACAGCTCGAAAGCGAATCGGGCGATCTGTGTGTTGGATTTCGGGTCGGACGTGACGAGCACGAATGGCCCCTTCACGGTCCAGTTCCCGGCGGACGTCGCGGCGACGGCGCTGGTGAGGATGAGTTGACATGGCGGTGCAGATTATTGCGTCGGCATATACCGATGGCCCCACCCTGACGGCGGCGGCGGCGGCGTCCTGTGTGCCCACGTATTTTCCGACGACGCTCCCGGCGGGCTATTGGCAGATCGGGCGCATCTGGCGCGTGACGATCACCGGACGGATTTCGGTCGCGGTGACGACGCCGGGCACGCTGCGGTGGGACGTGCGCCTCGGGGGCGTCGTCGCGGCCGATACGCTCGCGGTGCTCGGCAACATCGTCGCGAAAACCAATGTGGGGTTCTACCTCGAGGGGTTGTTGACCTGTCGCGCGGTGGGATCGGGGACCAGTGCGAACCTGATGAACCAGTGGAAGCTCACCACAGAGGCGATCATCAACACGGCCGTGCCGACGACCGGACCCGGCGGCGGGTATGCGCTGCCGTGGAATACCGCGCCCGTCGTGGGCACGGGGTTCAATTCGCAATCGGCGCTGACGCTGGATGTGTTTTTCACGCAGACCGTCGGCACGGGCAGCATGACGGTCCATCAGGCCATCATCGAGCAATTGACGCCCTGAGATGCCCGTGATCCTGCCCGCGCTGCCGGATCCGACCGATCTGGTGCTCCAAGGGGCGCAGTTGCTCCTGCCCGATGTGGCCGACGTCGCGGGCACGTCCTGGCCGCTTGTACTGGACCCGCCGGATCGGTTGCCCGCCGTGGCGTTCAATCAGGTGGCCCAGCCGTTCAGTCTCGGCATGATGGATAGGTCCTCGCGGCAGTTCAGCGCGCGCGTATCGCCGGGCGGGCTGGGGCTGGGGATTCGGGCGAATGCGGTCGTCTGCACGCCCTGTGGAGCCACGCTGCCGATGGCGCTCGGGGACCAGTGGCGCGTGAATGACATTGGCCAAACCACGGTGACGTTTGTCGTGACGGGCACGACGCGCGACAGCGACAGTGCGCCGCTCGGGGATTGTCGCGTCGTCGTCTATGAAACGGGGCGGATCGCCGTGGCGTCGGCGCCCGTGGTGGCGGAAGGCGTGTCGTCGGTGAGTGGGGTCTATACGATTGCGGTGCCGATGAACACCGCGTATCAGATCACGGCCTACAAAGCGGGATCGCCGGACGTGGCGGGCGTGACGCGGGCCGATGTGGTGCCGACCCGTGACTGACCTGTATCTCTACGACGGCGACACCCCGCCGAGCGATGTGACGCTCGCGGATCCGACCGTGCCGAGACAGGGGTCGGGCGCGGGGACCGCGATCGCCGTGGGCGTGGCGGCGGTCTGGGCGATCGGCGTGGCGCTCGGGACCGGCGCGGCGCTGCAGGCCGCGGTCGGGGTCTCGGCGACATGGAACTCCGGCCCGGCCACGGTCGCGGCGGGCGCGTCGTCGGCCCCGGCGGGGGTCGGGGCGACCTGGGCGGAAGGGGACGAAGCCGCCTCGGGCGGACAGGACGCCCCGCCCCTGAGCAGTCCCGCGCCGACCGGCGGAGGTGGCGGGGTCGGGGTGCGGGGCCTGAGCCACGGCTGGGCGCAGCGCGCCTATCCGATCCAGTCGCGGGACCGTGTGATCACGCTGGCGGTGGCCGGCGTGGCCCGACCGGCTGGTGTCTCAGTCTCGGCACAGGCGGGCGTCATCACGGCGACGACCGCGACCTCCGCGGATCTCGTGGCGCTGCCGGCGGTGACGGTCATCGGCGGTGCCGTGCGTGCGTCTGGTGTCAGGAATCCGACCGATGACGAATGGGCGCTGATCGTCATCGCAGCGACGGAGCCGTAAATGACGGTCCGGATCTTGACAGACGCGCGCGCACCGCGCACAATGAGGGCCATCCGTGGCTGATTCCACCCCCGATGCGGTCGTCTCGACGTCTCCGGATGGGGTCGTCTCGATTGAGCGCGACGGGCGCACGCTCTCCGGCCTCGAGTCGGACGGCGCTGACGCGAAATCGCTGACCGCGGTCCTCGAGCGCACGCCTGCCCCGTCTCGTCCGAAGCCTGGTCCGTCCTCTGAGCCGTCCACGCCGGGTCCGGCCGCCTCACCGGATCCGGCGACGTCCTCCACCGAGACGGATGATGGCGACGACGCGGGCCTGAGTGACGCGGCGCGCACGCTCGCGCAGGGCAAGACCAAGAAACAACTTCGGCAGGAGTTTCAGGCGCGGATTGACGCGATCACGCGCGAGAAGTATCGCGAGAAGGACCGCGCCGAACAGCTCGCGGCCGAACTGGCGGCGCTGAAGCATCCCGCGCCCTCGCCGACACCGGATACGGATGGGCGCCCCCGGTTGCGCGCGTTCACGTCGCAAGTCGGCACCACCTACGAGACGCACGAAGATGCGGTCGAGGCGCACACGGACGCGCTGACCGATTGGAAACAGGCGCAGCGCGACGAGGCATCGGCCGCGCAGCGCGTCACCCATACGATTCAGACGGCGCAAGCGGACACGCTGACGCGCGGTCAGAAGGCGTATGCGGATTTCGATGCCGCGATTGAGGCGTTCGTGTCCACCGGGCGCGCGTATACGCCGCCGATGCAGCAAGCGATCCTCGAGGACGCCGAGGTGGGCCACGCGCTGGCCTACGAACTGGCGACGAATCCTGAGAGTTATCAGTCGCTCGCCACCGCGCCGACGGCGACCGCGTTTGCACGGCGATTGGTCCCGATCCTCACCCGACTCGCAGGTGCCCCGTCCGGCTCGCCTGCGGCCTCGGTCCCCTTCACCCCGCCACCAGCCCCGGTCCAGCCGGTCGGGTCGAATGGCAAGACGACGACGGCCACGCTGGCTGATCTCGCGTCACGGGGCGGACAGGACTATGACTCGTCCGGCTATCGTGAGCGCAGACAGCAGGAGCGTGCCCGGCGCCGTTGAGAAGGCGTAGGGTAGCGATTTGGCGAACAGCTTTATCACCAACGATATCATCACGTATGAGTCGTTGGACGTCCTCGAGAACACCTGCGCGGCGCTGAAGCGCATCAACGCGGAATATAATGACTCGTTCACGTTCGGCGGGGCCGTCATCGGCCAGACGTTGAACATCCGCAAGCCACCGCGCTACATCGGCCGTCTCGGTCAGGCGGCGAGCATCGAAGCCATCAGCGAAACGTTCGTCCCGCTCACGCTCGCGTATCAGCGCGGCGTGGACACGAACGTGTCGTCGTCGGATCTGGTGCTCAACATCGACAACTACCGCAAGCGGGTGCTCTACCCGCAGATCGTGCGGCTGTCGAACCTCATCGACCAGGATGTCTGCGCGCTCGCGCAGGGGCTCAACAACTCGGTCGGCACGCCGGGCACCACGCCGACGACACTGTCGAGCTACGGGCTCGCCAAGGTCAAACTCGACAACATGGCGTGTCCCGATGACGGCGAGCGGTGGGCGATCCTGAACCCGATCGCGGACTTCACGCTCATGGACAACCTGAAGGGGTTGTTCCAGGCCGGGAAGGACATCTCCGCGCAGTATGAGTCGGGGTCGATGAAGGGCGGCGGCACGATCGGCCTGAACTGGGACAAGGATCAGAACATCTACGTCCAGACGGTCGGCGCGCTCGGCGTCTCGACGCCAATCGTCGGCACGTCTCCGGCGGCGGGGGCGACCTCGGTCAGCACGACGGGCTGGACGACGGGCACCGTCAACGCGGGCGACGTGTTCAGCTTCGTCTCGACCTCAACGCCGGTCAACGGCATCAACCCGCAATCGTTCCAGTCCACCGGGCAGGCGATGCAGTTCGTCGTGACCGCAACGACGTCGGATTCGGGCGGCACCCTCGTCGTGCCGTTCGCGCCGGCGATCTACGCGACGACGAATCAGCAGAACGTGACCAATCTGCCGGCCACGTCCACCGCGCTCTACTTCTACGACACGGCCGCCGCGTCGTTCAGCGGCATCGTGAGCAAGCCGACACCGCTGAATCTCGTCTGTCACAAGGACTTCGGGACCATCGCGATGGTGGATCTGCCGTTGCCGGGCGGGACGGACAAGGCGTATCGCGCGGCGAGCAAGAAGGCGGGCGCGTCGATTCGCGTCATTCGCGACTACGTCGCGCTGACGGACCAGTATATCCAGCGCCTCGACGTGCTCTACGGCACCGCGGTGCTCCGGCAGGAACTCGGCTGCCGCGTGAGCGGGTAGGGGAGGCAGGAGCATCATGGCACTTACCACAACGAACGTCACGGGCGCCATTGCAACGGGCGCACAGACCATCATCGTGTCGGGCTACACGAATCCCACGACCGGCGCGGTGAGCGCGAAGGTCATGGGGCAGTTCGTGACCGGCGAGCGCGTGCTCATCGTGGACGCGACGAACTCGCCCACCCTGAGCGTCGTGCGCGGCTACGCGGGCACCGTGGCCACGGGGCACAGCAGCCTCGAAGGCTTCAGCTACGGGCTGATGTCGGACGCGGCGTGGCAGAACTACTACGCGTTCCAACAGCGCGGCGCGACGGCCAATCAGCAGGTCGTGCAGGCCGAGAACATCCAGGTCGTCACGATCACGGGCGCGACGGGCACCACGGCGGCGATCATCACCGTGCCGGCTCCGGCGTTCCTGAACTGCACGGGCACGAGCGGCGCGGGGCTCAACCTGCCGATCCCGAACGTGGGCGATTGCTACGAGGTCAAGAACAACACGACCGGCGTGTGCAACGTCTACTGTGTCGGCGGCACGATCAACGCAACCACGGGCACGACGGCCAACGCCATCACGGCGACCGGCACGCTGACCAGCATCTACCGCTGTTCGGTGTCCGGCACGTGGGCGGTGTCGCCGTTGTCGCAGTAGGAGGAGGCGCCTCATGGGGATGTCAGGGGGAGGCGTTTTCCTTCCAAGCGATCCGCCGCCCTCGACGGGGCAGGTGCTCACCAGCCCGACGCTGACGGGCACGGTGCTCATGTCGGGGTCCACGATCAGCGGGGCGACCTTCACCGGCGCCACGCTGGCCACGCCCACCGTGACGGCCGGCACGCTCAGTGGCGTGACGATCACCGGCAGCACGATCAGTGGGGCCACGGTGACGGGGGTCACGACCGGCACCCTCAGCGTGTCCGGGGCGCAGACGTTGTTCCCGGTCATTCTGACGACCGCGACGGGCGCGACGGGCACGGACGCGGCGGCCATTTCGGCGGCGATTGCGCCGGCGTGGCTGGTCGTGACCGGGACGTCAGGGATGGGCATCGCGTTGCCCACGGGCCCGGCGGGGCTGGTCTACTTCGTCACGGACATGACGACCGGGATTATCAACGTCTACTGCTCGGGCGGCACGTTCGATGGCGTCACGGGCACGACGGCGGTCGCCCTGACCGTCACCGGCAACCGTGGGGCGGTGTTCGCCTGCTCGACGGCGACAGGCGCCTGGATCCGCGCCATTCGGAGCACGTAACCGCATGAAGATGCACCTCCTCTGCCCGCCGAATACGCAGCAGGTCCGCGGTCCCGCGAGCGAGATGGACGGCTTCGCCGCCCTGACGCTTCGGTTCTGCGACGTGCTGGCGAGGATGGGCGTGGAGGTGCATCTCTACGGGTCAGAGGAGCGCGGCGACGACGTGCCGTGCGCGCGACTGACCACGTGCATCTCGAAAACGGAGATCGCGCAGTATCTGTCGGGCCAGCCGTATCAGCGGTTGAACTACTCGGCTGAGAATCCCGTGTTCCAGTTGTTCAACTCGCGCGCCGTGTCGTCGGTGGCGGCCGCGAAGTCGCACGGCGACATGATCGGGACCATCGTCGGCGCCGCGAATTTCCCTGTCGCGCAGTCGCATCCCGACCTGCGCTATCTGGAGTGGTCGATCGGCTACCAGGGCATCGCGCCGCAATCGTTCCGCGTGTTCCAGTCGCACGCGTGGCGCCACGCGAACCCCGGCTACACGGCGCAGCCGATGGGGCGCGAGTTCGACGCGGTGATTCCGCCGTTCTACGACACGTCGCAGTTCCCGACGCACGATCCGGAGGACTACGTGCTCTTCGTGGGGCGCACGGACGGCGTGAAGGGCGGGCCCATCGCGGCGCGCATCGCGCGGGAAGCGGGCGTGCGGTTCATCGGGATCGGCTACGGGGATGCTTCGGCGTTCACGTCGGACGAATGGCGCGGCAGCGTCTCGACCGAGGAGCGGAATCGCCTCTTGGCGGGCGCGCGCGCCGTGCTGATGCCGACCCGCTACCTCGAGCCGTTCGGGCAGGTGGCGGCCGAAGCGCAGTTGTGCGGGACCCCGGTCATTGGTCCGGACTTCGGCGCGTTCATCGAGACGATTGACCACGGCGTGACCGGCTTCCGCTGTTCATATCTCGGCGATTACATCCGGGCCGTGGATGACGTGCGGTGGTTGGATCGTGCGGCAATTCGCGCGCGCGCACAACGTCTGTGGAGTTACGAGGCGGCCGTGCGATCCTACACGGCGTATTTCCGACGATTGGACCTCTTGAACACCAAGGGGTGGGAGACGATTCATGAGCGGACAGATCACGCCCCAGGAACTGATGGCCGCGATTGCGGCCTTGACGCCGGAGCAGCGGGCGCAGTTGCAGGCGGCGACGGCGAACGGGGGGCGGTCGCCCGAGATGACACCCTTCAATCGGCAGTTGCATGACATGAAGATCGCGCCGAGCGCGACGAATCCACGCCCGCAGTTCTTCTGGTCGGCCACGCCGCCGAGTTCCGGACTCGTCGGACCGGGATCGCTCTACCCGCGCTTGCTGTGGTCGGCGCGCGGCGACGAACTCACGGTCTATTCGGCGAAGGAAGAGCGGGACCGCGTCGCCGAGGGCTACCTGCTCGTGGCGCCCGTCGCGCCGGGTCAAATGGATCCCCTGGAAGCGCTGAACGCGCTCCCGGCCGCCGATCGCGAGATGATCCTCGAATCGCTGCGACGGAAGCGCATCGGGTCGCTCCAGGCGCAGCTCGAAACGCTGCCGCCCTCCCTGATCGAATCCGCGACCGCGCCTCCCGACACGAAGCGCAAGTCGGCGTAGGAGGATCATGTCGCAAACCGTTCGCGAGATCTGCACGGATGCGCTGATTGAAATCCAGATCCTCGCGCCGGGAGAAGCGATGCCGGCGGACACGTCGTCGTTCGTCCTTGGTCGGTTCCAGCGGCAACTCGATGCGTGGCAGGCGAACCGGCTCACGATGGCGGTGCAGGAGCGGACGACGTTCACGATCACGAGCGGCACGAGCACGGTCACGATTGGGGCGACGGGCGCCGACGTGACGTTGACGCGGCCGACCTGGATCGACCAGTTGACCTTCGTCGTGCCGGCCAGTTCTCCAGCCGTCGAATCGCAGCCGCTCGGCGCCATGACATCGGATCAATATGCGGCCCTGCCGATCAAGACACTGTCGTCGAGTCTCCCGACGCAGTATTACTACAACCAGATCGACAACAGCGCGAACGGGGAATTGTTCATCTGGCCCGTGGTGAACCAGAGTGTGCTGATGGCGCTCTACACGCCCGTGGCCGTCGGCGTGCCGGCGTCGATGGCGGCCACACTCGTCGGTCCAGCCGGCTACGCGGAAGCGTTCATGTATCAGCTCGCCAAGCGGCTCTGCACGCCGTTCAATCGGAGCCCGGAGATCCGCGCGGCCGTCACCGACATGGCGGACACCTCGTGGCGCACCATGATCCGGCCGAACGTGGAGCCGAGCATGCTTGATGTGGATGCCGCGTTGGTCGGGCGCGGGGCTGGCTACAACGTCTACACAGACCAGGGAGGCTAACACGTGAGCTACACCCTCACGGCGGGTCCGCAGCTCTTACAGAGCGGCGCGACGACCGGCATCGGCGGCATCTTGTATCTCGGCGGCCGCTGCGAGCGACTGACGGTCGTGCTGCAAGGCGACGGCGCGGCCATCACCACCGGCGCCATTGTGATCGAAGAGGCCTACTTCGGGAATCCGAGCGGCGCCATTGCGGATCCAGCCCCGGCGTATGGCGGCACGTGGTCGGCGATCCAGACCGTCACAGGCACCGCCCTCACCAGCGGCGCGCAGCAGATTGTCCATGCGCAGGGGTCCTTCTGGGGCGTCCGTGCGCGGTTCTCTGTCGCGGCCACGTCGGCGTGTTCCGTCTGGGCGTGGGGGAACTGATGGCGAATTCGATTTTCCTCTTGCCGGGGATCGGACAACTACAGGGCGGCAGCATCTCGTTCGATGGGTCCGTGAATGCCACGTCAGGGATTACGACGGACGCCAGCAATAACGGGACATTCTTCGTGTCTGCTGCGGGCACCACGTGGGGCGGCGTGTCGCGCGCGGTGTTCAATACCAGCGCCGATGGACTCATGAAGCTGTTCAACAATGGCGGGTCGATCGGGAGTCTCCTCAAGGTGGATGCGCTGCCGACCATCGGCGCGAACTTCGGCAGCTCGCCGTCGGTGGTGACTGGATCAACACCGCTGGCGGGGGCGGTCAATGTGGGCACCGGCGGAACGGCGGTGTCCGGCACGGTCACGTTCGGCGGGACGGCGTTCACCGCCGCGCCCTTCGTGACCTGCACGTGTTCGAGCGGGGCGGTGCCGACGATTGCCACGTCCACCGTGAGCGGGATCACGTTCACCACGTCCGTCGCGTGGCCGGCCAGCACGATTCTGTCATGGCATGCGATCAGTTCGGCGGTATAACGCGTGAACTTTTCCCAATTCGTGGGGCCATCATATCGATCGCAATCCCCACTGGCGGACTGTGAGCGGACGGTGGGCCTCTACACGGAGCTGGTCGGCGGGAGTGGAGCCAAGACGCAGCGCGTCTTGTATCCCACGCCTGGCTACTCGACGTATGCTTCGACGAGCGATGCCGGCGGGCGCGCAATCTTCGCGCAAGACGGGCGCTGCTTCGCGGTCATCGGGGGCACGCTGTTCGAGTTGTCGAACGTCACGACGCCGGTCACGCGGGGCACGCTCTTGAACAACAACGCGCCGGCCACGATCGCGTCGTCGGGCGATGCGGGCGCCGAGTTATGGATCGTGTCCGCGTCCACGGGCTACGTCTACAATCTCGCGGCCAATACGCTGGCGTCCGTCGCGTCGGCGGGCACCGTGCATCAGGGCGGGTATCTCGACGGGTTCTTTCTCGCGCTCGACACGACGACCAGCACGTTCAAGATCTCCGATCTCCTGGACGGCACGACGTGGGATCCGACACAGGTCGTGCAGCGATCGACGGCGCCGGATCGCTGGGTCGCGCTGCTGGTCGTCAACAAATACATCTGGCTCTTTGGGTCCGAAACCAGCGACGTCTTGTACGACGCGGGCAGTTCGCCCTTTCCATTCGCCGTCGTTCCTGGCGCGCTGGTCCCAATGGGCACGGCGGCGGCGTTGTCTCCGGCCGACGTGAACGGCACGCCCGTCTGGTTGTCGCGCACGTCGAACGGCACCGGCATGGTCGTCCGCGCGAACGGCTTCGGGGTGCCGGAGCGCATCTCGACGCACGCGGTCGAATATGCGATCCAGCGCTACACGCAGATCGACGATGCCGAGAGCACCGTCTATCAATTGGACGGGCACACCATCTACAAGCTTGATTTTCCCGCGGCGGGCGCCACGTGGTGCTGGGATGCCGCCACGGGAGACTGGCACGAAGAGCCCTACTGGAATGCGACCGACGCCGTGGAAGAGTGCTCGCGCGTGCGGGGCCATGCCATCGCGTTCAATGTCCACCTTGTGCTCGATCGGGAATCGGGCCTCGTGTATCAACAGTCGCCCGATGTCTACACGGACGTCGGCGGGGCGGCGCTGCGACGCGTGCGCCGGTGTCCGTTGCCCCAAATTGGCAAGACCGGCGCGTATGTGTCCGCGGGACCGCTGCAAGTGTTCATGGATGTCGGGGTGGGCCTGCAGTCCGGCCAAGGATCGGATCCGCAAGCGATGCTCCGGCTGTCGAGGGACGGCGGGCGCACGTGGGGGATCGAGCGCTGGCGGACGATCGGCGCGGTGGGGAACTACCAGACGCGCGTGCTTTGGCCGCAACTGGGCGGCTATCGGGAAGGGATGGGCGTCGTGGAACTGGTCGTCAGTGATCCGGTCCCGGTCCGCATCCTGGGGGCTGAGGTGAACTGATGCCGAACTTGGCGCCCGTCCCTCAACTCGCGCCGACCGTGCACCCGACGCGCTTCGTCACGGTAGAGTGGTTCACATGGCTGAACACGTTGCGGGACATTCTCGAGCGCCTAAACGGACAGGTGTTGACCGGCACGGGCACGCCCGCGGGCGTGGTGATCGCGGATCGCGGAACACTGTTCCTGCGCACGGATGGCGGCGCCGGCACGACGCTCTACGTCAAGGAAGGCAACGACGGTACGTTCAACGGGTGGGCGGCGAAATGACGACGCGTCTCCTGAGTCGCGCGGAGTATGGACGACTCGACGGGTTGGACCTCGGCGCGATTGCGCAGGACTTGCCGCCGACGGCAAAAGTGATCGTGGTGGAAGATGGTGACGACATCGTGGCCGCGTGGTCGTTGTTCCCGGTCTGGCACGCCGAAGGGCTGTGCATTCGGCCGAGTCATCAGCGGCGCCCTGGCGTGGCGCTGCGCCTGTTTCGCGGGATGAAGCGACTGGCGAGCGGGCTCGGTATTCATCGGATCGCGACGGCCGCGGCGTCTCCGGATATCGTGGCGTATCTGGGACGTGTCGGGGCGGAAGAGTTGCCGGGTCGTCATTACGTGTGGTCGGTGGAGGGCTAGGATCATGCCAGCGATTCCCGTAGGCGCCGCGCTCCTCGGCACCGGTATCGCCGGTGCGGGCGCGTCGCTCGTCGGCGGCAAGATGGCCGCGAACGCCTCCCGTGACGCGGCGAAGATGCAGGCCGAGGCCGCGAATCGCGCCGCCGCGCTGAATCAACAGGCGTGGCAAGTGCAGGAGCAACGGCAGGCGCCCTACCTCGCGCTCGGGCGCTCGGGCGTTTCGCAACTGCAAGGGCTGACGACCCCTGGGATGCCCTTCGGGCCACAGCAGCAGGCGATGACGAACTTCCAGAACGCGATGGCGAGTCGGCCCTGGAACGGCGGCATGTCCGGTCCACCGGGGCAGGCGATGGGCCGGCCGTCCCCGTGGCAGATGGCGATGGGCCGACCGCCGATGATGAACCAAGCACCACAAGAGGGTCCACAGTAATGGCGTCCTTCGCGGCGATCCCTGGCGACCAGTATTACAGCTCGGCCGGCGGCATGGGGCAGGGCACGATGGACGGCGGGCAGGCGCCACAACCGCAGCGGGGCGGCGGGATCGGCATCTACGGATCGGCTGGCGCGGGTGGGCAGGCCACGATGGGCGGTCCGCAGTTCTACAGCTCGGCGGGAAACATGTCCGGCGGCCAGACCGGCGATGATCCCTACGCCTACACGGGCGGATCGTTGCTCACGCCGTGGACGAAGGCGTTCAACTACGGGGGTGGGGGCGGCTATTCGGCGCCGTCCCCGTTCTCTTACGGCGATTTCAACTACTCATGGGGCGGCGCGCCCCAAGTGACGGCGGACACCATTGCCGGCCCGGATAAATACACCAGTGCGACGCCGTTCAGCTATGGAGACTTCCATCAGCCGACCGCGGCGGACATGCAGCAGGATCCGAGCTATCAATTCCGGCTGCAGCAAGGGCAGAAGTCGCTCGAGAACTCCCGCGCGGCGACGGGGCTGTTGCGATCGGGGGCGACGGCGAAAGCGCTGCAGGATTACGGGCAGAACGCGGCGAGTCAGGAATACGGCAACGTCTGGAACCGCGCGATGGGGTCATACCAGACGAACCGATCGAACGCGGCCGACATCTTCAACACGAACGAAGGGAACCGCTTTCGCGACTGGTCCGCCAACACCGATGCAACCTACCGCGCCGCGGCCGCCAACGCGTCGAACAAGCTCCAGGCCGGCATGGCGAACGCGCAGAACTCGATTGCCGGCGGTCGGCTCGGCTACGACATCGCGTCAGGGCAGTGGGATCGCAACTACGGCAAGGCGCGACAGGGCTACGAAGATCAGGTCCGCGACGCGAACAATTCCGCGTCGGCGTCCAGTCAGGACTACAACCGCTCGCTCCAGCAGTATCAGATGGAGCACGACATTTTCCAGGAGAACCAAAGCAATCAGTGGAACCGGCTGATGCAGATGGCGAACATGGGCAACCCCGGCATCACGAATCCCCTCCAATACGGCGGGATGCAGGGCGACTGGATGACGCAAGCGGCGAACGCGAACGCCTCGGGGCGCGTCGGGGCGTCGAATGCGTGGCAGAACGCCTTCAGCAACGCGGCGAACATCGGCGCGGGCGCCGCGGGCGCGTGGGCGGGCTATCGGAATCCGTCGTGATGATGCGCTATGCCGATTGATCCACGCATCGCGCTTGGCACGCAGGGGTTCTCCATGCAGGGGAATCCCTTCATGGATGCCTTTCGCATGGCGTTCGGCGTGCGGCAGGCGAATGAAAACCTCGAACTGCAGCGCACCTACCGCGATCAACAGCGGCAGCAGATGCAGGCGGATTTGGATAAACGCCAGCGCGAGAACGCCATCAATCAAGGCGCGGATCGCGCGTTCAGTTCCGGTAAAACCGGGAATGATCTACTAGCGCACGTCGCCGCTACCGATCCGCAGTCCTTGCCGTTCGTTACAGAATTTATCAACAAGGATCGCGAAGCGCGCGGACGCATCGACAAGGCGCAGGATGAGCTGAGAAAGGCCCACCTGGATCGCGTCGGTCACGTCTTTGATGGCATCCTAACCTACGCGAAGACCGATGATCAGTTGCCTGGGGCCATCTACACGGCTGCGGGTATTTACGGGGATGGACTGTCGCCACAGGAGCAAGCCCAGGTCAAGCAACAGGCGCAGCAGTTACTCCAGATGTCGCCGGCAGAGGCGCGCCGATACATGGAGGCCCAGCGTTCGCAGTCGCCCTACTGGCAGGAGCGGCAGCAGAAGGCCGCCGAGCGTGGGCCGACCGTGGTCGGTCCTGGATCGACGGTGCTCCGTGACGGACAGGCGCCCTACACGGCGCCGAAGGAACCGACGAAGCCCACGAGCGCGCAGGAATACGAATACGCGCAGTCGCAGGGCTATCAAGGCACCTACGCGCAGTATCAGAACGAGGACGCGAACCGCAAACTCACCGGGTCAGGTCAGGGCGCAAAACCATACTTCACGTATCAGCCGACCTATGATGCGCAGGGGCGGCCCACGGGAGCGATACGATTCGATGCGCGCGGCGGGAAACCGGAATTCATCGATGTCGGATCGATGACGGGCGGCGGACAGTTGAAGCCGCCACCCGGCGATCTGGGCAAGCAATCGATCACGAACGAGGTGAGTCTCGACCAGCTGGATCGTCTCCAGTCGATGTTTGATGGGGGCGCGAAGGCCTTGATCGGTCCGGCGGCTGGGCGCGCGCGCGAACTGGGGCAAGCCATTCCCGGCGTGGAGATCGATTCCAAGTTCGTTGAATTTGACGCCGCGTCGGCCGCGTTCAAGAATGCTGTCATCAAAGCGATTACCGGCGCGCAGATGTCGGAAGCCGAAGCGGCCCGCATCAGCCGGCAGATCCCGCAACCGACTGACAAGCCGGACGTGTGGCAGGCAAAGGCGACGCAAACGCGCAAGAATCTTGCGGATCTTGAAGCGCGACTGAAGACGAAGCGGCCCACCGATCCGTCCAGCGGCACCATCACGATCACGGACGGTAAGGGGCATTTCAAGCGCGGCCCGGCGGGCGCGACGTTGCCGGACGGCTGGACGAAGTGGGGCGGCTGATGCCACAGAAACCCGCCGCGTCGCCGTGGGTGGATATTCCGGCCCCGTCCGGCTGGGAGGATATCGCGCCGCCGACATCGGCCGCACCCGCACAGAAGCCACGCACAAAGATCGGGCAGTTCGCGGACACCGTGCTCGCCGACAATCCCGCCCTGCCGCCACAGCAGCGCTTCGGCCAATGGCTGATGCGGACGGCGAAGGATCACCCCGTGGCCGCCGGCGCGATGGCCGCGGGCGTGGCGGCTGCTCCGTTCACGGCTGGTGCGTCCACGTGGCCAGCGCTCGCCGCCACGATGGCAATGGAAGGGGGCGCGCAGGGCATGGGCGCGCTGGTCGGGCACGGGGCGAAATCCGCGATGTCCGGCGAACTTCCCTCCGCCGATGAGGTCAAGGGCGATGTGGGCACGGCGGCGCTGTTTGGATTGGCTGGGCCGGTGGTTGGGAAGACGATCGGGGCGGCCTACCGTGGCGCCAAAGTGATCGCGCCGACCGTCGCGAAAGCCGTGCTGCGTCGCGTGCCCGGCGTGGGCGAGCTCATGGACGCGGCCGAGACGGTCAAGGCCACGCTGCCGGAGTTTCGCGAGTGGCTGGCCACGCGGGGCGCGGCGAAGGCGGCCGACGCGGGGCTTCCCACACCGCCGCCGTCGCCCGTGACTGCGCCCCAGTCGCCGCCCTTGCCGGCATCGTTGGGCCCTCAGGCGTATACGCCCCCACCAGGGGCGTTGGTGGATCGGGCCGGGTTCCCGGTGCAGGCGTCCCCTGCGGCGAAGGCTGCTGCGTCTACGGCCGATGCCACACTGGAAACGCGCGATCCAATCGCGGCGTGGAAGCAGATGGTCGCAGAGAACCCGCAGATCGAGCAGCAGGCGGCCGAGCTACAGGCTCGCGCGGCACAGTCACGGCTCCCAGCCCCGCCCCGCGGCGGACCTCAGATGCCCTCGACGGGTGGCGGCATGACACCGGAACAGCAGGCGGCTGAACTGGCCTTCAAGCGTTCACTCTTGGCGGCGAACGCGGCTCAGACAGGCCCATCGACGCTCGAGTCGTGGTTAGCCGCTGGACGCACGCCCGCGAAGGTCATGGCAAAAACCGGCGCACCGGTATCGACCAAGGCGACGGCGCGCGAAACTGCGGCCGCTGAACTAGCGCGACGGCTCGGCACGCCCGCGACAACGGACCTGCCGCTCACGGAAATCGAAGGGTCGAAATTGGCCGCGGCGTATCTCAAAGAACTGCGCACGCGAGGCACGAGCCCAGCGCAGGCGATTAAGGCCGTGCGAGCGAATCCCGATCTCGCACCAGAGATGAAGGCGCTCATCATCGATCGCTTGAAGGTTTTGGTGAAGTAGCCGATGTCCACCTACACGCTGACGCCGTCGCCCTATCAAACCGTGCTGGATGAGAACGGCGTGCCGCTCATCGGTGCGAAAATCTACACGTATGTGTCGGCCACCTCGACGCCGCAGGCGACCTATGCCGATGCGACGGGTTCGTCAACGAACAGCAATCCGATCCTGACCGACTCGTCCGGGCGCTACACCGCGTATCTCTTGGCCGCGGCCTACAAGTTCATCATCACGGAATCGGACGGCACGCCGCTCGCCACCATCGATCCCGTGTCGTCCGTGCAGACAAACCTCCCGACTGGCGTCGGCGAGATCTTCGTGTTCGGCGGGTCGCCGGATACGCCGATCGTCGCCACGTCCTATCCGTCTGGCACAGGGTTCGATAAATGTCACGCGGGCACCGCCTTCTATTCCCTGGACACGCTGAATCTCACGGCCGGGGTCTACAAGCTCGAGGCGATGATGCTCTGCTCGAATGTCGCCGTCACGGTGACCGCGGCGATCGTGAACCTCACTGATGGATCGCCCGACACGCCGATCGGCACCATCAGCAGCGGCAGCGTGACGGGCGAGCGGCAAGTCTCCTCGTCGTTGACGCTGGCGGCCGGCGGCGCGGCGAAAACCTACGCGATCAAGACGAAAGTCTCCTCAGCCTCATCGGGGCTGTTTGGCTTCGTCTGGGGCGCGAAATTGATCCGGACATCATGAGTATGCGCAAACTCTCTTGGTCGGCGTCCGTTCTTGGTGTCATCGGCGCGCTCTGGTTGTTGGCGCCCGCCATCTCCGCGCAGTTCCGGCCGGGCGTGTTCACTCTATTGGCGCTGACGGACACCACCGCGAACGCTCTCGTCGTGGGCGGGTATCCTGGCGACACATCAGGGACGGGCGGGATCAAGGCCGGCCCCGTGAGCCTGAAGGGACATCTCACGTTTGGCACCGATGCGACATATGACATCGGCGCGAGCGGGGCGACGCGTCCGCGCGATATCTACAACAGCCGGAACGTGTTCACCAGCGGCTCGATCACGATGCTGGATTACGGCAATCAGGTCTTCCATGCCGCCGGCACGATTCGCTCTGACCTCGGCACGGACGCCAACAGTACACTCACTATCAACGATACGGGCTTCGGGAACGGCACCACGCGGTTCCGCGATCTCTCAATCAAAGACGGGAAGAATACCGGGCTCGCGCTGTTCACGAATGCGCTGGCGGCGGACAATGGCGCCTACGTCAATGGATCGGTGTCGGTCGGCACGCTCACCCGCGCCGGGCGCTCGACGACGAACAGCACCAACGCGATCAACATCTACGACGGCACCGCGCCAGTCGGCACCACGACCGGCAATATTACGCTCTACTCGACAGCGGGCGAGCTGCGCGTGATGGACGCGGGCGGCACCGCGACGCTGCTGTCGCCGCACGATCCCAAGACGGGGAAATGGATCTATTCGGCGGTGGATTCGCGGACCGGCCGGTCCCTGCGCGTGGACATGGAAGATCTGGTCAAGTTCCTCGACGCGCAGTTCGGCACGCACTACACGCGCGAGTCAGGCCCACCGACGCCGTATCCTGGCCATCCACCGTCGCCACCCGGACAGACGACCGATCCGGAGAGCCTTCTTGAACGACGGATCGCCGAGTTGGAGCGCCGATTGCGTGCGCTCGAGACAGCGAAGTGATGCGCGCGTGCGGATTGCGCCTCGTGTTGGTGGCGGTGTTTCTCTTGGGACCGCTCGACCTCCGCCTCCCGTCGGCGTTCGGGAATCGCATCCTCTGCGAACAGTGCGATCAGTGGACGTGGTATAACTGGGAATTCTACTGGTTCCACTGCGATGAACCCCCGCCGGAATCGTGCGGCGTGGGGGGCTAATGTCATGTCCACGATCGCGGTGGTGCAAGCATGGCTCGTAGTGCCGTTGGCTATCCTGGCGTGGGGGATTGCGCTGATGGTGCGGAAGATGTTGAGGTGACGGACGCATCGGCGGTTCCGGCGGGTCAGCGCTACATTACGGCTGACGAATTGCGGCACGCGGTGGAAACCGTCACCGCGTCACTCGATCGCGGCTTCGATCAGATGTCCCGCGACCTTAAAGAAACACGGCATACCCTCAAGGCGGATCTATCCGTCCTGACGCTCACCACCGGCCTTCATGCGCGCGACATCGAGGAGATGAAAAAGCGCGAACACTCGCGCGAAGCCGAATCCAAAGATAACCGGCGCTGGCTGGTCGGATCGGTGATCGCGCTCGCCGGGCTCGTCGCGGGCTTCATCGGGACCGTCATCGAGTTCGTGCGCTCGTTCTGGTCACACAAGCCATGACCGACGCGGCGATTATCGATGCGCTCTCCGATCGGCAAGTGATCGCCATGACGATCTGGGGCGAATCGCGCGGTCTGTCTGGGCGCGGCCGGCGCGCGGTCGGGGCCGTCATCCTGAACCGGGCCGGCGAGAAACGATTCGGCGCAGACATACGTAGCGTATGCCTCAAACCGTGGGCGTTCTCGTGCTGGAAGGCGCAGGGCGGCGCGAAGAATTACCGCGCCGTGCTCGACCAATCCGAGGCGCTGTTGAATCCTGGCGCCGTCGTCGGGCCTGTTCTGCTTGACTGTCTCGCGATTGCGGATGAGATCCTCGCGCAGACGCTGCCGGATACCGTGGACGAATCGACACACTACCTTACGCGGGCGCAGCTCCTGAAGGCCCCGCCCGCCTGGACCGTGGGACAGGTGCCAGCGTGCGAGATCGACGGGCACTTGTTCTATAGTGGGATTGCCTGAGGGACACATGAGACGTGCCTGGATCGGGTTCGTGCTCCTCGTCGTGGTGGTCGCCGCCCCTATCGTGATCGCGCAAGCGACGGATGCCGCGTCGCCGCTGAATCACCCTGACACGGCAGAATGGTCGAGCGTCGTCGTCTGGGCGTGGCTTTCGAGCAGTTTCATGGAGTGGGTGAAAAAGCATCGGACCATCGCGATCATCAGCGATCAGACCGCGTGGGGCGCGCAGCGCCTCTTGGCCATCGTGCTTGCGTCGGCGACCTCGCTCGGCATCCACATCAGCTTTGAGCCCGCGATGGGTGTGCTGACCGTCACCGGGCTCTTGTGGCCGTCGGTCATGACGGGCGTGTGGGAGACCACGCGACAGTTCGTGTTGCAGGAGATCATGTATCGGGCGAGCATCAAAGGGAAAACAGGGGGCGACGTATGAAGTGGTTGCGCGCACTGAAAATCGGGCGCATCGTCGCGGCCGTGCTCGAAGCGGAAGGCGTCAGCATCAAGGGCGTGCCGATCTCGACCATCGAGAAAATCGCGACGAACACGGTCAAGCAAATCAAAGACGCGAAACCGAAGCCTCCACCGCCGGCGGCGTGATGCGCTACCGGTTCGAGGATCCCTACGTGCAACAGCGCATCCAGCGCGGCACCCGCGATCATCTCGCGGTGGTCGTCGCGCTCATCGACCGCTACCAGCATCTCGGCACGCATCTCGCCGCGCTCCATCGCCGCGTGCTCAACAATCCCTTGGCGCCCGCCCCTGACTTCGGGGCGGCGTATCACCCGGAAGAACTACGCAAGGCCCTGGGTGCCCTCACGGACACCGTGCAGGCCGCCCACTTGGATTTCGTCAACGACCAACGCGCGAAAGGACACGCATGACCCGCCTCACCCTCTGTCTCCTGCTCCTCGCCACGCCGGCCACGGCGCAGACGACATGCCCCGCGCCGGGCCCCTGCACGGTCACGGTGGGGCAGGCCTACGCAGTCGCCGCGGACATCACGCCGTGGACGGCGGTCAACGCGCCGGCGGGGTTCCGGTTCTACATCAACGGCGTGAAGACCGGCGCCGATCTCACCCTGTCGGCGCTGTCGGCAGGAGTTGTCACCGTGGCGGGGTTGGTGGCACCTGCCCGGGGAAGTTATACCTTGGAAATGACCGCGTTCAACGCGGACGGGGAATCACCAAAGAGCGCGCCCGCGCTGACCTTGGTCAGCAAGCTCGCCACGCCGCCCACACCTGGGAACGTGCGGATCATCCTCGCCGTGTCGCTCATCGATGGGCAGTTGCGGTTCGAGTTTCGCGGCATCGAAACGATCGAGTAGGACGGCACGGGGGCCGCAGCCCCCGTGCCGGCTGGCGGTCAGTGCGTGGTGCGGAGGGCGGGACGGGGGCTGGGACTCCACGGCGTGGGCTCAGCCTGCTGCGTGATCTGCCAGGAACAGGTGGCCAGTTCGTTCTGAAGCGCGATGATGATGGGCTCAACGGCGCCCCAGCATTCGCTGTAGAGGCCGCCGTTTTCGACGCAGGTCTCAGCGGCCTGCGCGGTGTAGTAGAGGGCGTTGAACACGTCTCCGCAGTAGGCGACTGGCGGCGTTCCCGCGGCGCCGATGGCCGGTCGTCCAAGGCCGAGGGCGACAATGACCAGCACGACGATCCCGAACTTGCGCATCGGATGCTCCTTTGTGGGTCGGCCGAGTGGACGCGCGCGCGAGTCGGCCGGCTCGCGCTTCAGTGCGAGATCGCGCATTGCGGGTTGCGTTTGACGCGCCCACCAACACGGGCGACACGTCGGCTGTCCGCAATCCTTGAGCGCACAGGTCATCAGTGATGGGACTCACGCGCTAGCGCCTCGCTTGCGAGCTTCAGCAGCGCCGTCGCCGTGCTCGGCGGCAGCGCCGGATTGTCGAGCGCGGCCGCGGTCAGCCGCAGCGCCTGTGCAAGATCCTGTAGTGGTCTCATCCGAACACCCCCGTGATCAACCGGCAGCCGAGACCTGCATCCATCGCAGGCAGTGGCCCGGACCCCTCCGCCCAGATACCATACGGATCGAAGATGCGCCAGCTCGCCAGCGGCCGCCGCACGATCAGCTCCCAGGCGCCGGCCCCGCCGTGCACCACGCAGACGATCCGCGTCGCGTCGTAGGCCATGTCCACGCGCGCCGGGCCGCGGTCATTGACCGCGCCTGGTGTGTCGTCGCCGTAGAACGACTGCGCCCCGATCGGGGCGCCCGCGTGGTTGCCGTGCGTCAGGCCGGGCCACTGCGCGATGTCGTCCGGGATGGCTGCGCCCAGCACGCGCGGCAGCTCGTGGAAGCCATACACGCTGTCGAGCGGCTCGAAGTTGCGCGCCGCCGGGCCGGAGAAAAAGACGCTGCCCTGCCCGGTGAGCTGCTGTGCCGCGTAGACCGCGAGGACGTAGGCCGGATCCTGCTCGCTCGGCTGGCAGTCGGGATAGGTGGCATTTGAACCGACTGTCTCCCCTTGCAGATACGCTTTCTTCCACGGCCTGATGTCCCCGTCCCAATAGATCTCGCCGAATGCGCTGCGGGCCGCACGCTCGCGATCCCGTGGTCCGTGCATAATCAGGATGGGCATCCCCTCGGACCACGCCAGTTGATCGGCGCCTTCGTCGCTTGGTGGGCTGGACGTGCCGACGAGCGGTTGCGGACAGATCGAGTGGAACGCCGAGCAGAGTTGCCGTGCGGCATACGGCGTCTCGACGCCGTTTTGCCAGCCTTCGTTACAGGCTTCGTAGAGGCCGATCACTTCAGGCCCGACCGTGTTGGCAGCGCGGGCCACGAATTGCGCGAGCATCACTTTCTGGTCCCAGCCCGGCGCCACGATCTGCAGGTCGCCAGCCGTCAGGTGCAGACGCAGCCCACGCGCGAGACACGCCGCCAGGAACGACTCAAGCACGGTGCCGTAATCTGGCCATACCCAGATCTGGCGCCCGTCGTCGCGGACGTAGGTGTAGGGCACCACTTCCCGGCCGTCCCACCAGCTCGACCCGACGGCGGTGAAGATCCGGATCCCGTGCCAGCCCGCCTCCGCGATCAGGTCCAGCGTGCGCTCAGCCTCGGCTCGGTCGTCGCGCCAGATGCGCAGCGCCGGGAACCATGACGTGAAGCGGACCTGCCGCGGTCCGGTGTCGTCCGCGAACCCATTGCCCAGCGCGCGGAGCTGCCCCACGATCGGACGCGCCACGCCCACGCCTGACCCGGAGCGCAGCCGGAGGAACATCGTCCGGTCCATCACCACTTCCCGAGGCTGAGAAACCCGTAGACACGCAGCGGGCCGAAGTCGCGTGGGGCGACCAACGACCCTGACTGCTCGATGAACCGCTCGTCAGCTCCAGCCTCATCGCGCTCGTGGCGGTTGCCGTCGTAGTCGATCGATTCAAACTTGCCGTTCGGCTTTCGGATGGCGATGTAGGGTGCACCGTCAGGATGCGGCTCAGGCGTGCCAGCGATGAACGATTTCAGGACCGTGGGATCGTAGGCGATGGTCGGCATGGGCTCCTCAGGTGGCTGCGGCGTCGGCGGCAGCGGTTCGGGTTCGGGTTCCGGTTCTGGCGTCGGTGGTTCCGGCTCCGGGTCCGGTGGCTCCGGCTGCGGCGGGATGCCGACGACGAGCTCCCGCGGCAGGCTTAGATCGACGTCCCAGATCACAATGTCGTGCGGTTGCTCCGCTGGCGACACGGACCACCCAACACGGAGCGCGGACATCTGCATCTGGCAGCACACTGACCATGCGCGGATCGCCGGCATCCGGTAGCCTTCGCGCTCGTGCGCGGGCTTCACGATGACGCTGCCGAGCGCGTAGTCCTGATACACCAGCCACCAGACGCCAGCATGGTCACGGCACGTACGCACCCATCCGAACGTGCCAGGGGGCGGCGTGACCGCGATCGGGAAGCCCGGCAGATTATACGTGCAGACCTCGCCATTGGCCAACCAGAGGCAGCCCTCGCCGACAACCTGCACGTCGTCATCACCCACCAGTGTTGAGGGTGGCTCGAGCCAGACGCCGTGGAAGAACAGCCCGCCGCTGTTGTAGGCCTTCCACGCGATCTCGCCGGACGCGCCGAACGCCAGCGGCCACAACCGCGGATCGGGAATAACCATGCCGTCGAGCACGACTTCCCCACTAGGATGCGCCCGCGTGAACCAGTGCCCGATCCCGCCTTGCACGTAGTTGCCGCCCGTGGGCCACAGTGTTTGGTGCGCGGACGTCCGCACGTTGACCAGTTGAATGGTTGGTGGCGCCGTAGGTGTATAGAACTGGCAGATGACATCATGCGCGGAGAACCAGCTTGGCTTCATCGCGCCGGCTGACGGCCCGATCACGACACGATCGCTCACGCTGATGACGCCGTTGTCACCCGCAGCGCCAGCTACCCACTCGCCGAGCACGGACGGGTTAAATTCCACGCGTGTCGTCTCCTTTTAGATCGACCTTCAGCGACGGCAGCGCGAGGACGGCATCGATAGTCTCGTTCCGTAGCCGCACTACGTTTTGAAACACAGGGCCATCATTCGCTGCCTCGACGTGTCGAAGCCCCTCGACCTCCTGCCGCACCGTGGCGACCAGGGAAGCACGCTCGGCCAGCGCCGCGTTCAGTTGCTTGATGAGATGGTCGCGCAGAACTCGAAGGTGCTTCAACTCGGCCAACGCCTCACGGATCGTCAGCCCATCCACGTCGGATAGCTCGTCCAATGTCTCGGAGTCTTGCTTGTAGGCGGCGAGGAGATGGGCATTCAACAAAACCTCAGCGACTGCCCATGGCGGCGTGCGCTCACCCCGCCCGGTCCCCTCCGAGGCGAGGGCGGCCAATAGATGACTCAACGCAAAGCCAGCATCGCTCTGACCGTAGACGCGCGCCAAATCCTCGATGACGTCTGCGTCACGCTCACTGACCAGCGTTCGCAGCATTGGAGCCCGCTCGGACCGAAGTTCCGAGGCCAGGGCGGCTTCGATGTCAACGATACAGCGCCGCGCCCGCTCGCAGTGGTCGCAGGTCGATCCGCAATGGCTTTGAGGCAGGTCGAAGCGAATCACGTCAGCCGCTTCCCGGAGCAACGTCCGCAGCGTCTCACTCATCGCGATCTCCTCCGGCACTGACTGGATCCTAGTACCACGCGGCGCAATCGGCACACACGAGCACCTGATACAGATGGCCGCCAAGTTTCCGTTCCTCGTCGGTGTAGGCGTGGGAGGCGTCCTCCTTAATGACGCCGTAGCGTGGGCCATCGCCAAACTCCGAGAGGCAATCCGAACAGCGAATCTCGCTATAGATGATCATCGGGGTGATCTCCTCTCCTGCGCCTCCCAGGCGTTGTAGATGCGCGTGTACTCCGGCCCAGGCGCTTGCCCGTCGAGCGCGTAGACGCGAATGAACGCCCACAGTGCGATACGGCGCGGGAGTCGCCACGCGACCCACATCGGGAAGCCTTCGTGACGAAACCAATGCCACCAGTAGCCCCCATCCTCGCGTCCAGAGCCTCCACATGCGGTTATCTCCTCTCCTGCGCCGGGCGCTCGGCTGGCAGGAGCTTGAGGACATCCCCGAGCGCCATCAGATAGCCTTCGCGGGCGGATGTACCACAGTAATCGACGCTTTGCGCCAGCCCCTCGATCTGCTGCCGCAGGTCAGGCTCCCGCCGCTCGGCTCCGGCGCGCAGCGCGGTGAAGCTGTTGTCACAGTTCGGGCAGTAGTGGGGACCGCCGTTGCGGCATTCCCCAACGACCTGCAACGTGGCTCCGGCGCGCAGCAGGGCGGCAGCTTCACGAAGCAGGGCGACGAGATCGTTGAAGCAGTCACCAGGGCCATCCGACACTGGCTCCCAATCGAGCGCCTGCTGTTCCAGCTCCGCCGCGATCGCCTCCGCGCTCCGCGTGGGCTCAGTCATCGTCGTCCCTGCCTCCGCTACGTCTCCACCGCTGGCAGATACTGTGCCGCAGGCACATCGAACGTCCACGCCACCGCTTCGCGCGCTGTCGTGATCGTCGGAGGCACACGGAGCAGATACGTCTTCCGACTTCCGTCCATCTCCGGCGTGCTGTTCAGCACGGACACCATGACCAGTGGCTCGTCATCCGCGAACTCGACGCGATAGAGCGTGCCGATCTCGTCGGCGTCCACGACCTGCGCGCCGCTCTCGCGCACGTAGCGATCCGCGCCGAACCGCTCCAGTAGCACGCGCCGGATCTCCGCGTTCGCTTCCTGCTGGATGTGTTCGACCGTGATCCGCTCGGGATGTTCAATGATCCAGCCGGGCACACGCGTGCCGTGCCACGCATAGAGGCGCGAACCGTCTGCCCATGCACAGAACGGCCCGGAGTCGTGGTGAGGACGACGATTAGCGTCCACCGTCAGCACGCGCGGGAAGTCGCTCACGATGCAAAAATCGGCGTGCATGACGCGCGGGCCGCCGCAGATGGCCGCCTGTTCGTAGTGCGCCCACTGGTCGTAGTCCAGCGGTAATTGGGCGACGTGGCGAAAAAACGAGAGGAAGGAGACCCATCCCGCCCATTGGTTGCCGCCGTTCCACATCGATAATGCAGACTGGGCACACGCGAGCGCGAAGTCAGCCGCGCCAGGAAGACAACCATCCGCGACGGCACGCATGTCGCCAGTGATGGCATACCACTCCCTCGCGGCCCCCGTCGCGGCCCACGTCGCGGCCTCCGTCGCGGCCGCCGTCGCGTCCCTCGTCGCGTCCCTCGTCGCGGCCCCCGTCGCGGCCCCCGTCGCGTCCCACGTCGCGGCCGCCGTCGCGGCCTCCGTCGCGTCCCTCGTCGCGTCCCACGTCGCGGCCCTCGTCGCGTCCCACGTCGCGTCCCTCGTCGCGTCCCACGTCGCGTCCCTCGTCGCGTCCCACGTCGCGGCCTCCGTCGCGTCCCTCGTCGCGGCCCCCGTCGCGGCCGCCGTCGCGGCCGCCGTCGCGTCCCTCGTCGCGGCCAGCTTGTTGTTTCGGCGCAGATACCAGATCGCGGCGGCGAATCCACCAGCGAAACGCGCCACGAACGGCGACGGCACGAACACGATGCGCTGATCAGGCGGCGGTGTTAATCCGGCCGCCTGATACAGCCCGCGCACCGCCGCACGCATCACCGATCGGTCGTCGTCATCCATCGGCCGCGTGCGCATCGCGATGTCAATCCATCGCTGCGCCCAGGGGGCCAACTGCAATCGATGGGCGTCGGTGAGCGCGTATTTCGTCGCCATAACCCTCAGTCCGCCACCGTCCGGATGGCCTCTGGGCTGTATTCGCGCTGACGTGTCACGCGGTAGCAGCCCGGCGCGAGCGCGATCGGGCCGTGCTCCTCATGCACCAGCGCACACGGACGGTCCACGAACAGATAGCGCGTGCCATCCGGTTCCGTGAACAACTGCGCCGCTGGCATCTCGAGCCCATCTTCGACCTGCACAACGTGCGCATGCCCCGTCACTTCGCCATGCGCCAGCACGACGCGGCCTCCGTCAGCAGTCACCTGTTCGCCCTTGCGCGCCCGCCGTGCCACGCGTGTAACCAGCACATCACCCTGTCGCATCATATCCATGTGAGTCTCCTCCATACTTACCGTCTGTCTCGTGTCGCGCGACTCACCACCGTTGAGCCGCCATCGCGTCTCGCGCACCACGCGCCACGAGGGCACGGGCTTCGGTGCTGGCGTGAAGCGCTGATAGTAGGCCAGTCGCACCGTGTGCGGCAACGGCGCCGGGCGGAACCAGTGCGTCATTGTCCCGCGCCGTATTGCCGCCACGTCTGCGCGAGATGGCACACGCCGAGGATGCACACCTCCACGTCCACTGGCAGGCGATCCGTAATCGTGATCCGCTGCGCCTGCGCGTCGATGATGACGCCGCGCAGAGGATCTCCCGAATCTTCACCGCTCTGGAGCACACGGTTGGAAACCGCTGGCACCTCGCCGCCCTGCGCGTGACCAGCGGCCGAAGCTCGGATCCACGAGAAAAGGAGTATCCACATGACCAGCGCGGCCACGCACGCGAGCAGCAGCCCGCCTGGATCCGGCACCCACCAGTGGCCTGCGCGGCTGGGACGAGCGGAGGCGAGCGCCGCCAGCTCTGGACAGCGGCACTCAGGGGCCAGTGCGCCGCAGCCGTCGCAGGTTATGCCGCCGTGATTGCGGTCACCAGTCGCCATGTGGTCGATCCTTTCACTTCCGATCGATACGTGACGCAGATTAGATCGCCCGCGTCCAACCCCAGCGCCTGCGCCGAGAGATCGGGATCTGCGACTTGGAACACCTCGCGGCCGACGACCATCTCATAATACGCCTTGCTCCCGGCCTTCTTCGACGCCACGGCCGTAAAGGCGCCGGTGTGCGTGGCGGTCGTGGGCGTGGTCGCCGCAGGCGCCGAGGGGGCGGCCGCCGACCCTGCGCCGGAGGCCCACGCGGCCAATTGCGATCCGGACGCTTCGCTGATGGGCGTATCGCTCGGGAACATCGCGCGATGCGGTTCGCGCAAGGTGATCGCTTTCGGTTTCCCCGGTTCATCCGCGGTCAGCATGAGGAAGGTTGTCAGCTCGAACGGAAGCGACTTTTCCGTGATGGGGATCCAGCCGTGATAGCCCACGAGCGATCGTTTCTCCCGCACCACGGTGAGGCCGCGGTCGTCCTTGGCTATCTCGATCTTGTTCTCCGCGCGGAAGCACAGAATGAGATGCGCCTTGAGCTGCAAGAGTCCATAGACCATCGCTTTGTGCTCCGTCTTGGGCATGGCCCACGAGAGCATCTTGACGTTGTCGCCGCCGCCGAGCCGCTTGAACTCGGCCTCTTGCAGATCCAACACGCCGCCGTCGCCCGCATACTCGTGACTCGCCGAATCGACGACGATGACGGGATACCCTGCCCGATCGGCGGCCTGGATCGCGGCGAGGTAGTGCGCGGGCGTGAACGGTGCCGCGATCTGCGCCGTGTCGAAGTCGAAGCTGTCCGCGTAGAACGACGCGCGTCCGTTCTCGCTATCGATGACGGCGAACCGCTGGCCGCCAGCCATGCCCTTCGCCAGCCGCATCGCGGAGTATGTTTTGCCTGATCCGGTGCCGCCCGCGATCCCAATGATCAGTGGCGCACTGGACCGGCGCGCGGGCCGGAACGTGTAGGTCATGGGCGCACCTCCTCGGCCATCGTCGCCCACGCGGGCGGATCCACATAGGCCGTGCGCGTCGGATAGCCAGGCCAGTCGCCCGTCTCGAGGCACCGCGCCCAGATCTGGATCGCGCGATCGACCTTTTCCGCGGCGAATGCCAGCGCCATCGGCGACAACTGGACGACCGAGACGGCGAACGGCCACGCATTCTCCACGACGACAAACCGGAACGCCGCGTCGTGGCCGGTGAGGACGCGCAATCCGCGCAGGTAGAAGGCGGCCTGCAGGTCGCCGCCGCGGCCATACAGCGCGCGGGCAAACGCGCCAGGTTCGGCGTCCGTCGTCGTCTTCAGGTCGTCAATCGTCTCGAAATCGCGATGGATCCAGTCGAGCCGCGCTCGGCACCAGATCGATCCCTCCGGCCAGACCAGCGTCTGTTCAGCCACGCCGCCATCACCCAACGGCACCGGCCCGTCGTCAAAGGCTGCCACGTGTGACCGCGCCGCATGCGCCATCGTGCGCACCGACTCCAGATGCCTCTGTAACAGGGGCGTCTTCCCCGCTGCCCGCGCGGCGTCGCGCTCCAGTCGCGCGGCGACCGTGCGCCAGTCCGAGACAGGCTCGCCATCCTTCGTCGTAGCTGTGATGACGTGATACCGGTCCTCGGTGCCTTCCAAGATGTAATCGTGCGCGGCCGTGCCGAGATCGAAGGTCTCGGATTCTTGCGACGGACGGCCGCCCAATCGCGGATGCGCCGCGTGCGCGTGCAACGGCGACTGTGCGAGCAGGATCGTCGCGATGGACGCCGACAGGCTCGGCGTGTCGCACGGATCCGCGTGATACGTCTCGCGCGTCAGCGCGTGGATGCCGGCGTCCATGATGGGTGGCTCCTACGCGGCCTTCGGCTTCCGCGTGCGCGGCTTCCGTGGCTTCGCCTCGCTCGCGGGTGGCTGCTGCGCGGCGACCAGATCCCGCACCTCCTCCAGCCGAGCGATATCAGACGCCAGTGTCTCGACGGTCGCCCCGTTCTGCATGTAACGCTTCACCGATTCGAGCATCCCGATCTTGGTGTCCAGGTTCTCCAACACCTTCCCGATGGCTGTGCGTCGCATCTGATCCTCCATGTGTGCGCTGGCGCCGCGCACGGCCCCGCGCTTCCGACTGTTGATAGAGCGCTTCGATCTGTGCGGCCGTCAAGTCGCCCGCCATCGACAGCCGCGGCCGCGCGTTCTGCGCGCGTCGCCCCGCCAGCCGGCAGTCTTCGCAGCAATACACGCGACGGGTGCGGCCTTGTGCCTCGAATGTGCAACCGCACGGGCACGTCGCCACGCGCGGCGGCCGGCGCGCTGTCACGGCACCTCGACGCGCGCGAAGGCGTCATCCGTGGCCAGACTGTAGTAGCGCGCGATCCGTTGCGCGTCGCCGAGCTGCGGATCGCGGCGGCCGGACTCAATCGCCTGATACTTGCTCAGACTGAGCCGGAGCCGTCGCGCCACGACCTCGAGACTTTGCCGCCGCTGCTTCCGTTCCTGTCGAATCCGGAGTTGTTTACGCGCCATGCGGGAATCGTCGCACGCGCGGCGCGTGTGCGTCAAGCGAATAATTACGCTTGACAAACAATTCTAGATTCGCCAAGATGTGCGCATGGCGGACACTGAGCAGCTCGCGCACGCGTTCGCCGACATTGCCGAGCGGGCCGTGGACGCCGCCGAGCGCTATCGGCTCCTGCTCCAGGTCGCGCTGAGCGTCGCCGCCGCGGAGACGATCCGCGCGAAACAGGCTGAGGCCGTCGCCGCCATGCTTCGGCAGGACGTGCGCTGGCGCGGCGAGACTGTTCCAGGTGAGGTGCTCGATGCCGATGATTGAGATCCCCTGCATCGACTTGCGATACCGTCCACCGCATGAGCGGCGAGTGTGCGTGGACGCGGAAATTATCGGCTGCTTCGCGGTGCATCGGACGTGGTATGGACCTCCGGTTCAAGACAAGATCCTCACGGATGACTACACGCTGACGCATCTCCCAACCGGGCATTACGTCGTCCGGTCCGTCACCCTGGCGCAGGCCCGAGCGGGCGCCGACGAATTGAACGCCTCGCCGAATCACTGGGCGACGCTCACCGACAAAGCCCACATGACCGACGCACAGAAACACGAAGGACGTCTTTACCGTGCCCGAATCGCCAACGGCTCCTGATTACGCCGCGTTTCTCGCGCGGAAGCGCCGCGTGTTCCACGGCGACGGGATCGATGCCGAGGCGCTTGGCTTCCTCGACGGTCTGCTCGGCCACGCAGAGCGGCGCGAGAAACAGCACGCGCCGAGCCGCACCGGCCCGCACGAGCGCATCCGCCCACGCGATCTGTCAGTCTATAGCCCACCCTTTGCGATGCTCTACTGCTATTCGCCGGATGACCGCGATCTCGGCAACAATCGCACGCTGTTGGAGTTCTTCGAGCACTACGGCTTCATCATCCGCCAGATGCTGCGCGTCACGAAGCCGGGGCGTCTGACGGCCGTGCATATCGCGAACCT